TCTCACAACAAATATCATAATTCTTTTTAAACCGTTTTATAAATATGCTACTACCATTTTTATAATATATTGGTGTTTGGAGTGAGGTTTTCACTGCTTATCACTTTTTGTATAGATTGGATACTTCATAAAACAATTGAATTCTAAATCTGAATCAAACAGTCAACATGCTGGAAACAGTGGTAATCATCTAGTACATTGATTTACCTTCGGGAATATACAAGTCAACATCTACTAGAAAACAACAAAATAAATTTAAAAGCTATGGAAACAAAAAGAAAAGAAAAGAAAATTAAAGGAATAAAGATTTTAAATAAACGGAGTATCTTTAGCATACTTCTTCGCGTACTACCTAACGTCCACTATGATTATAGTGTTTTCTCGAGTCTATCCTCCAACAAGGAGCTAGTTAGATATTTTAAATCCATCCGGAGGATGAACGAATATCCAAAACTATACGATATCTTCAAAAGATGTGGCTTTGATATGTCACTCTCCGATCAATTACGAATTGAGCGAGATACTGTAAAAGAAGGGTTTTATCGTTCTATCTCAAAGGTTATCGAATCCTATCGATCTCCTTTTTCTCCACAAAGGTTCAGATTTCTTAAGGAGGAGCAACTCCTGTACATTGAGTCTTTCATTGAGGAAATCGTTCCTATGGGTTCAGAGTTTGTTTGTCCTACTGAACTCGACTTGGTAAATGCCTTGAACAAAAGAGCATCATCCGGGTTACCACATCCATATTTGAAGAAGCTTGATTTTGTGAGTACGTGCATTGCAACTTTTCGACTCTTCAAGTCTGGTACATTAAATGTTTCAGAAGTGGTTAAATATCCTGCTGCTGCGTTCATGCGGCTTCAGATTCGTAATAGCGGTCTTAAATATCGTGTTGTCAATGCGGTATCCGTTGTTCACCAATTTCTGGAATCTTACTACTATCTCTACTTCATGTCAGCTATTAAACGACAGAAACTATCCTCTTCTATCAGCATTGGTTTGACCCAATCAGAAGTATCTACCCTTGTTTCTGAATTTACAGAGTATAACACATACTCAATCGACTACAATGGCTGGGATATTTATCGCCCTCAGATATTAAGTGTTATTTCTTTCGAAATAGTTAGGAACTTCCTTGCACTTAACAGTTATGAGGATCGAGTCTTTAAATATCTAAGGAATATCTACCTAACTCTGCCTCTCTATCATCCAGATTTCGAATTTCTTCGAAGGAATAGAGGAACAGTATCTGGTAGCGGTTTTACCAGTATGGATAACTCTATCTGTAATTGGATTTTAACCAAGATATGTTTATATGAATACTGCAAGATCAAGGGCATTGATCCATACCGATACAACCATCGTATTAAAGTGTGTGGAGATGATCTTCTTCTTGGAGTGAAGGATAATAGTTTCGATTTTGACCTTTATAGCAAAGTCGTGCTAGACAAGTTTGGCATGATAATACGACTGGAAGACACTGTCGCTCCAATAGGCGTTAATTCATGCTTCTATTTAGGTTCAAAATGGATTAATGGTTTACCATCTCGTCCTGAAAGATTAATGGTTGCCTCCGTGATTTTTGGAACTGGAGATTTCCCTTACATGAGTACAAACGAGTTGTTACAGTCTCGGTTCTTCGAGATATTTGGCAATAGCTCTGATACTTCTAAGTATTGGAAACGTCTGAAAATTCCAATCCTTAATCGAAGATTCGTCTTCAATGAATTAGTGAATCCGCATAGGTTTAGTGCTGATAAGCGTTCAGATTTCAAGATACCAGGTAATAGGGATAAAGATAGACGAGGGTTCTGGGTTAACTATAACACTGAACTTTCTGATCTCGACTACATTTGGTCAACCAGATAGTGGC